ATGTTCGTAGAACTCGTATTTGATAAACGCAATGTTGCAGAACTCCCTGGTGCTGCTGAAATGATCAAAGCAGAACTGACCAAACGGGTTCACGGTATTTTTCCTGCCGCTGACGTTCGGGTAAAACCAATGCAGGCAAATAGCCTGAACACCGACGCCAGTAAAAGCGACAAAGAAAAGCTCAATAGGATGTTGGAGGAGATGTTCGAAGAAGCCGATGAGTGGCTGGTCACTGATATCTGATGGGCAGCTTCAGAATAGGCGCTAAACAGATCTTCTTTCTAACAGAAAATGAACGGTTCCCTTCGCCTGATCACAACAGCGCGATCATGCTGGCGATTAGAGAAGATGAAGAGGGTCAGGGCTGGCTGTACACTCATCACACCCGAGACTGGCGATTGGTTTCAGAAACACCATACCCTACAGAGAACCTGGCGTTAGAAGCTGCGCTCGCTTTCGAAATAGACGTACTCTATAAAAAATAGCCGGGGTATGTCCCGGCCTCTAATCGTTAAGGCTCGCTTGCTTGTGCTTCTATCTCTTCTGCCACTGGCATTGCTAAACGCAAGTCAATCCAGCGCCCCTCCGGGATATCCATCGGATCACCGGCCACAATCGCGGCTGTATCAATGTCAAAGCGTCGCTTGCTGACTTTCACATAGATTGTGCCGTCCTTGCCAGTGCTGGTTTCCACAAAGCACAGGCGGTTACCGTTAACGTCCTGGGGCACTTCGATGTTCCAGCCTTCCTCGGCAAAGCCTAACGAACCGGTCACTTTGTAGACCCCGACAGACACCCGCTCAGCAGTTACACCTTCAGCCTCACCGTTCACGGCCACGCTACCTGCCAAGGTAAATCCGTCCAGGTAATCATCCGCCATTTTTTCAGGTGAGCCAGATAACCTGGCAATAGGCGATGCTTTCTTGATGAAGCCGTTACTGTCTACCGTCGTGTTAGCCTCAGACCACATCCACAGCCAAGGCGTAAAAGCTGAACCAGTCCAACCACGGACTGCTATTTTTCCAAGCTGGTTGCCATTGGCCCCGTAGCCAAAGCAGGTTTGCACTGTGCGATAACTCTCGTCGGTTTCGGCTTGCGTAACCGCCCACGAACGCGTATCGAGAAAATAAGTTCCGGTGTCTTTAAATGGATTCCCTAGTGGGTCTGTCGCCACATACCCCCGGCGGCTTCTCATCTGTCTGCCAAAATCACCTCGATTGGCTGCCGTTACACCTTTTGTCAGCCCCCAGTCTTTTAGGTTAGGGATATCTTCGACCGTTGGCTTATCTAAATCACTAAACAACCTTGTCCAGGTAACTACGCCGGGTGATACGGTGGTGGATGAACCAACCCAGGATTGACGCCCGACGGCTATGGCAAGGTATGCGCAACTTGGGCCACCATCGACCGGCATCGACATAACCGCGCCAGAGACGTTACCGGGCCTATTAGCCGTCGCTACCGTGTATCGCTGTATCGACGACTTATTGTCTTTCGAAAAGGCATCACTCGTATGAATTGGTCCAGAACCAAAACCAGCAGATACGACGGGCTTAACATTATCAGCAGAGTTTTGTTCACTGACCTTTGCCGCAGCAGCGGATTTTGCTGCGTCAGCTCTCATGGCATCGACGGTTTGAACTATTTCTGGCGTGATGTCGCTTTCACCAGGACGACGCAGGAAGTCATTAAGTGAGCCTGGCAGCGAGTCCGCATAAACTTCTATTGTGCCTACCCGTTCAGGCTGAGCACCATAGACAGAAATAATTACTTCATACGCACCAGGCTCAACATTAAGCGAATACAGGCCAGTATCGTCGGTGACAGACTGCGACTTTGCCAGATTCAGTACCGTTGACGATGTTTTCATTGAGCGCATCGTAATGGTTACGCCGGAGCGAGAATCACCGTAAGGTCCCTTTAATACACCGCTAATTAATGTCATGTTTTCTATTTCTCCATATTGGTTGGCATTTCTACACGCAGATCAACCCAGCGCCCCTTTGGAATATCGATCGGCATCCCTTCTTCATATCCCAACACTTCATTGCGGGCGAATTCCGGCGCAGTCGGGTACGTACGGTGGTAAGTTTTGATCAGCAGATCACCGGTTGGCTCTACCTCGTAATCCACCCAGATTAGCGGCTGCTTGTTGCGGTCGAGCGGTACTTCAATACCACCATCAGAACCGCCCCACTGCGCATCAGAATTAAATCCTAACGTGCCGGATACACGGTAAATACCCTCGCTCACTCGTTCAGTGGAAACTCCTTGACTTTCTTCGTTGAGTTCACAGGTTCCGTCACCGAATAATTTAACGATTGGCGATGCCTTTTTTAGAAATCCGTTTCCATCAACCGTTGTATTTCTTGTTGACCACAAATCATATGCACCAACGAAATTATTGTTGATGTTTAACGCAATCCTTGCGAGTCCCGTTGTGGTGATCTGCAAATGCGCATACCATCGACCATCTGCACCATTTCCTGATGTATCACCATTTGACATGGTGAATACAAAACCCCACTTATCAGGCGAACCCCAAAGGTTATTATCGAATGTCGTAACGCCGGGGTATTGCCAGTTCTGGCCAGAGTTAATACTCGTCGTGAATAAATTTCGCGCTGTACTACTACCTGTGCCGCCCTGGTTAATGGGCACTACGCCATTAACTTTATCCGCTTTTTTCTCTAAAGCTGAATTATCTGCCTTAGATTTCAGTGATTCTGTTAATGCCTTCCAGGCCGGGCCGGTAAACGTACTGCCGTCAGGTAATTTAACCGTAATATCCCCAGTTCCGCTGAATAGTTGCTGCCAGTTATCTTTGTCGAGGTTTAGACCGCGCAACGCTTTGGCTGTCTCCGCTGCCAGTTGGGCGGTGATAAGGTTCATCGCGTCGCGCGGTACGGCATACCAGGCGGCCCCGGCCTGCGTCGGTCCGTCATAAGCTTTAATCAGAGTGACCTGCGTGGCGCTATCAACAGTCTTCACCGGCAGTGTATAGGTTACGCCGCCGACAGCGCTTACAATGAAATCACCGGCTTTCAGCTCGGTATTGAATGCCGTTCCTGCGCCCTTCACTACGGCAGAGTTGTTCGTTAGGGTTAGAGTGCCTGCTGGCATAATGCTCTCCTGAATTTTGGCATTAAAAAACCGGCTCAATGGCCGGTTGTTAGAAGTAGTGGTCAGCGTTAATAACCATTAGCGGCATTTGGGACGAATACCATCGCGTTGATACATTCCATTTCGTTTGTATTTTAGCTCCGGAATCAGCACGCCAGAATTGAACCGACGAACCGTTAAATCTATAGCCACAACTGTAATAGTTATAATAGCCACCACTCATTTCTGAGTTGCCACGCATAAATGCATTAACTGCAAGCGGTATCATAGGTCTCGCAATACCCGTATTGACCAAATCGTCTGGGTTTGCACCCACATTTACTGAGCGCCCATCCCAGAGCAAAGGCTCACAGTCACTCGTAAATGTGTTATTCCCAGTGGTGTTTTTAATCAACATACCGTAACCACTTGGTGTAGGTGGGTAATATCCGCTATTCATAATTACCACCTGCACACTGGCAGTCGTTCGGAAAGGCTCGCCACTGCCATTATCACGCGATACAGTTAATTCATTAGATTCAACAGAATGATATACAGACACACCAGGATCATCACAGCGGACATAAACAATTTTTGTATTGTCATTTTGAACCGTTGGCAGAGTCCATTGCCCATTTATAGTAACGTTCCCTTTCCATGCAACAAAACCGAGCCGCTGTGCACTGTTTATGCTTATCCAATCAACAGAGTTTTGGATCATTATCCCGTAAGCCCCTGAAACTGATTGCGGTTGCTGGACTTGATATATGCTGAATTCGGTAAAAAATGCCTGATTATTTGCCGAGGAAAAATCAACGATGATTCTTCCTCCATCCGTGCGCCAGCCCGTGATCCCTCCGTAAAATGGCGGATTGGTCGAACTACCAAAGATATAGCCCGTCTGACCAACGATAAAGACCGGGTTTCCAGGAACATAATCCGAGGGAGTATATATTTTCTGTCTATTTCCATCGGCCCAAGGTTCTTTATCGTTGGCTAACAGCGAAGGGCTATTCACTGCTGCCAACTCTTTGCCATTCACAACAATTCCATAGGCCATATTAAAGCCTCCCCATCCTTACGCGCAGATTGCCGCCAGCGTCATAAACGTTAATCTGATCGCCGCGTATCTCCATCCGGCCATTGCCATCACCGCCGTTAATCTGAATCTGCCCTGCGCCAGATCCGCTTTTATCCAGTCTCCATCCGCTGGTAGCGCTAAAATTATCAGACTGGATAAATCCGCTAATTTTGGCATTCACAATAGCCCCGTCTTTAATATGAGCAGTATCAATAGACGCTTTTTGAATAAACGCATCACTTAGAAATGCCTGCCCATTAATTACTGCAAAAGGAGAGTATTGTGTGTCGCCGATACCACTCATCAGCACAAACTGATTTGCATTGAAACCAATGCGAGTTATTACCGGCTTGCCAGTTTCTGCCAACACTGCGATCGACATGCCTGCACTATAGAAAACGTCGTTAATGCGAATGCCAGCTTTCAACGTATGGATAGCCGTTGCGCCGTCGGCGTCGACCGTGGCTGTCAGTTTGTCCTCAAGTACCGCCGTCACATCGTCTATCTGGACCTGAACTTGTGTTCTCAACTCCGCCAAGCCGCGATCAACTTCCGCTATGGTAGTTTTTACAATGAGGATATCGGCACGCACCGTGCCATACTGCGCCCACTGATGCTCTACCGTCGCGTTGTTGGCCAGCGCATTCTGAATGATGGCCTCAATGTTTGTATCAATGTCGCCAGTAAGGCGGTCACCGTCTTTATCCGTCAGGAAACCATCACCAATACTCTCAAGATAGTCATCAGCGTTCGCGTTAGACTGCCCCTTAATCCAGCCGGTCCAATCTCCGATATTACCGGTCCTGTCCTGTAGACGTGCACGAAA